AATCTCTGCTTTCATTTCTAAGTGTTTATCTTGAGATACTTTGATAAACTTCTTAGGTGATTTCTCCTTAATATCATAGAGTAAGTTTTCTACTTGTTCTCTAGTTAATACATCTGGATTACCACTACCTAATAATCTATACACTCTTCTCATTTGTTTTTCATCAGTACTTACCTTGATAAATGCCTTATCAGCATCTTTCTTGATTTGAATATCATTGTTACGTAGAATATCCTTTTTAGCTAAATCTTGAATAAAGAATCTTTTTTGTGAACTTGCGTTCATTTCTTCTTCTGTCAGTGCTACGTGTGGATGTTTCAATGCAAAATGATATTTGATGAAATCATTAATATCAATAGGTTTACCGTCTTCAGTTTTACCTACTTCTAGTTCTACACCTTCAAAACCTACTGGGACAGTAAACTCAGCCCAAAATTTCTTAGTGTGCTTAGGCCACTCCATGTGAGCGGGATCTACATCTAACATGCCTTCTAAATACTTCTTTTCATCTTCTGGATCAAAAGGTTTTAGTGGTTGTCGGTTTACAAATACGCTACTTAGTTTTCTAATAGCGCTAGCGTTAATTTCTTTGGGTAAGTGATTATTAATCTGCTTAGCCCTTAAATACACTTTTTTGCTCATAATACAGTTCTTTTAAAGTTTTAATTAGTGGATGCAAAGAATAACTCCCCAATATCTTAAATAGAAGAAGCGGGGGCACTAAGCCCCCACGACTTCAACCAAAAACCAATATATAGACTTGCGAATGCACGCCTCTTTTAACTTCCTAAATTAGGAAGCTATACATTGAATATCCAACGAAGTATCAAATCTACGTAAGCAGATGCCCGCTGTCTTCAACATATGTACACTTGCACCATCAACATCTGATGCTCTAGTATCTGTAGCTGCAAATCCTCTTGGAACTACAGAACCAGCAACGCACCAACGCATCATTTCACGACCTTTCTTAGAGATCATTGAAAGATTAGCTTGTCCGTCGTAGTTAGACTGGTCAACAAATACCATACGGTAAGACTCTAATGAGTAACCAGTAACTGGGTGCTTCTCACGAGCTTGTGCAACTGGACCATGATCAAATAATGGAATCTTAACCACATTGATTACGTGTCCGTCTACGTGCTCATAAGTAGTGAAGTAACCTGTTAAACCTAAGTTACGTCCGCTACCCGTGATAAATCTGTTCTCACCACCTGTTTTAAACGCGTTACCAGCGCCAGCGAAGTGTGACTTAAGAGCTTCATCAAACTCTCTTGCTCCACCAGTACCAGTAAATAATGTTACTTGCTTCTGGTTAGCGTCTGTCATTTGGTAAAATAAATCACCTATGATGTTCTTCAACTTAGTTTCAGTCATAGTTGAATAAGTATCAGTGTTTACGATTTGCTCGAATAAACCTGGTCCTACAATTACAGGCTGGCCATTCTCATCTTTCATAAACGTGTTACCGTTTGAATCATAAGTTTTTTGTCCGTACCAGTAGTACATTTCACACTCTTCTTTGAAGTCAAGCATGTGGTTGTACTCTTCATAATCCATCCAAAGGTTAGTAGTACCACCACCTTTAGTTGGTAAAGAAAACTCAGCTACATAGTCTTTAGCATGTCCTGACATGTGATAAGATTTACGTACTGTAGTAATTTTGTTACGAACTTTACCTGGTGCTTGCCAGTTAGAAGCGTTACCTCTTGAGAAGTCAACTCCTACTGGTGCATATAGTTGAGCCCAAAGATCTCCTGCTGTAAAACCTGAAGTAAGTTGAGTAGAAGCTGCTGGGTTAACTAATTGTAATGTGTACTCCCATCCAGATCCACCTGAGTAAGGTACTGGTTCTTTCATAATACGAGCTAGTTCACCTTTGTTGTTTACTAACACGTATGGAAATACGAATCGTTTGTCAGGGAAAACCAATGTAAAGGTTGATCCCCCAATTCCTAAGTTTGCTCCGGCGTTTGTCACAGCCACTGGACGAGTTCTCAATTTATGAGTAGCTACACGATATTCGTACTCTAAACGGTCAATTGATTGAACGTTACCAGCTCCTTCTGTTAAGAAAGATAGTGGGAATCGTTTATCATCTTTACCCGCTAGGTGCGTAATAATCGGAGATAGTTCAGTTGGCTTAGACAATAACGCGTTTGCTAGACTGTTCATGTCTGTCATTTGCGAATCATTATAAAACGTCTTTTGTACGCTAATGTTCGTTCCGGTCATTTGTCCTGGCATAATTATCTAATTTTTATAAAGTTAAGTTGCATTTTAAAATTGCCATTTATATGTTAAGATCCAAATCATCTAAGTCTACTTGCTTACTCTTACGTCTTTGACGTCCTCGTGCGCTTTTAACTCTCTCTTCATTTCTGGATATTCTATCTCGTAATGACTTAGCATTTGATGTTCTAGCTTTTGTTTCTACCAATTTTGATAAATCAAAACCTTTGAACATTAAATAATCAATAGCGAGCTTTGTTTCCATCTCTGCTTCAGAGTGATCCAGATCTCGTTGTGTGCGACCATCTCTAGTCACAGGATTTGAGATATAGTCAAAAAACTTTGACTTCTCTCTCTTTGGAATAGAGATACCTGCAAAATCATCAGTACTATCGATGGTTTCATACACACCATTCCAAAACTCTTCTTGCTGTTCTTCCTGCTGAGCTCTTTGTTGTTTCTGCTGTTCAATCAGTTGACTTCTGGATTGTTCTTGCATTTGACCTAGAGCTGTTCTAGCAGCTTCAGCTTTCTGGTATAATTTACCAGTATCTTCATAATCAGTCAGTAGCTCATTTATAAAGTTCTGATCGTGTCCCTTTGTTGCAAAGTAATCAGATAAAATAGCTTTTTGACTTCTTGTGTCATCTTCTTCAAAACTTACCTGGTTGTAATCTAACTGTGGATCATATGCTTGCATAAAATCTCTAGACTCACCACCATTAAGAACGTATTCTAGATGTCTTTGTACTAGTGGAAAGTTCTCAAACAAATTGTTTAGTTGATCTTCCGCTATCTGCTGTCCAACATCTTGTGTCATTGCTAAGAGACCTTCTTCAGTATCATCATACTCATCCTCGGTATCAAAGCCTAACTTATCTAGTATTGAAGCAACTACTGTAGATGAAGCAGACTCTTCGTCATACTCCTCTTCATCATCATCTTCATACTCTTCATCTTCTTCGTAG